GGAGGGTTGACGCCCAAGAAGGCCAGAAGCTACTCAGCGCCCAAACAGAATCCAGCGCGTACACCGAACACAGGCGGACTCACCAGACCAAGCAGGATGCGATGACCATTGAAGCGGCACATAAAGTAGCATGGGAACCTCAAGAAGGTCCGCAAAAGTTGTTTATCCAGTGTCCGGCTTTCGAGTGCCTGTACGGAGGCGCTGTAGGCGGGGGGAAAACAGACGCCCTGCTGGGAGATTTCGCCCGTGGTCTAGGGCAAGGTTCCAAGTGGCGCGGAGTGTTCATACGCAAGTTCTTCACAGATATGGACGATGTGATACACCGTTCTATGGAGATATTCGGACCTGTGTTTGGCGAGAAATGCTACTCGGGTTCTAAGTATCAATGGAATTTCCCCGGTGGAGAGGTCCTACAGTTCCGTGGTCTTGAGAAAGACATGGACGTTTACAAGTTCCAGTCTAAAGCCTGGTCATGGATAGGATGGGATGAGCTTACTCAATGGGCCAGTCCTTTCCCTTATACCTACTTGATGACCCGCCTGCGCTCGGCCAAGGGTGCCAAGGTCAGGGTTCGGGCGGCTACGAATCCCGGTGGAGTCGGTCACTCCTGGGTTAAGGCCCGCTTTGTCGATCCGGCGCCGCCCGGCACAGGCCACCAGGTACTCACCAAGAGCGGAGATTCGTACTTCAGGGTGTTTATCCCATCGAAACTAGAGGATAACAGAATCCTCATGGATAACGACCCGGGGTACGCCGACCGTATCTACGAGTTGAACGATCCCATGCTTGCCCGTGCCTTGCGCGAGGGAGACTGGAATATCATAGCAGGAGCGGCCCTGCCTGAGTGGGACCCAGCTATCCATGTGATAGACCCAGCCCCTATCCCCACCGACAAGCCCATATGGCGCTCAATGGACTGGGGCTTTGTGGAGCCCTACTGCTGCGGCTGGTTCTTTCCTGATAACGAAGGAAACGTGATTCTGGCCCACGAACTGTACGGGTGGTCAGGACAGCCCAACGTAGGCACCCAGGAGCCTCCTGGTGAGGTCCGCAAGAAGATCGAGTCCTTTGAGTCGCTGCACGAGGTATACGTGCCTATGGGGCTGCTGGACGGCCAGTGCTGGGACCAGCAGGGACACCCAACGATGATAGCTAACGAGCTTGGGGGGCGTGAACTCGGGTGGAGAGCCTGGCCCAAGGGCCCACATAGCCGTATTCAGCAGAAGCAGATCCTTCATCAGTTTTTGGCTGTAACCAACGGCAAGTCCAGGCTCAAGGTGATGCGGAACTGTACGCACACCATCAGGACGTTGCCTATTCTGCCAAGGGACAAAAACAACATAGAGGACGTAGACACCAACAGCGAGGACCATCCTTACGATATGGTACGCGGGGGACTGACGAAAAAGGTCCCCACAAGAGAGCAATTGAAACGTAGAGCCATGAACAGGCGCATGATAAACACAGGCTTTATCACAGCAAGTGAACTAAGGGGTGGAGGATTCTGATGGGTATTGTTCTGAAATCCCAATCTGCCCAGAACGAAGTGCGGGATCTGGTTATCTCCGACTGGAAGGCCATGCGCGAGGAACGACAGGTGCTAGAGGAAACCTGGAAACGCTGCTTGATGGCCTTCTTGTGTACTTTTGACAAGGACTGGGAGAAATACGCCAGGCAGGCCGGTAGGTCGCACAGGTACGTAAGCCTCACTTGGGACGCTGTTCAGACCATAGCCCCTCAGGTAGTCAACGCAGCTATGGGTATAGACGACTGGCTGAAGGTTCTGCCGCAAAGACCGGGTTTCGCCCAGGACGACGATAAATGGGCCGAAGCTATGAAGTACATGCTCGAGTATCAGATGAGACAAGGCAAGTTTGAAAAGACAGCGAAGATAGCGGCCAAGTCCATGGTGATGCTCGGTAATTGTCCCTGGTCTGTAGACTGGACTGTTCGCAGGGCCGTAAATTACAAAAACTTCACCGCAGCTATGGAAGACTGGGTAGGCCAGACTGCGGAGTATCACATAGAGCATCAGAAGGTGATGGCTCAGTACAAGGACCTGGCTTTCCAGGCGAGGGCTATGGGCCAAGAGGTTCCGCCGGCGCCTCAGTTTGTAGAGCCCCCGCGTCCTCCGAAGGATCTGGATATAATCTACCAGGGGCCTATTCTGCGTATCGGCAGCATTTTCAACTACGTGCAGGAACAGCACCCTAACGACGATTTCGGAAGTGCGCGGATCATGCGGTCGTGGCGTACCAAGGCGTACCTGAAGAAGATAGCCAAAGCAGACCCGGAAACAGGGTACAAGCTGTACGACAACATATCCAAGATCAAGGAGATAACCAGCGAGGATACCTCACCGGATAACGATGCAGAATCCTTGATGAAAATGGCCCTGGGGATGCAACTCCCGCACGGCAAGGACAAGATAGAAGTCAAGGAAAGACACGGTACTTTCGAGATCAATGGAGAAGGCGGCGAAAAAGGCACTTACGAGAACTACATCGTCGCTGTGGGGAACGATCATCAACTGATAAGGTGCGAACCCAACCCTATGTTTAGCGGCCGGCCTATGGTCCAGAACGCCAGGTTGAACATCATAGAAGGCGCCGTTTATGGGATAGGCCCTGTAGAGAAGGCCCTGGACGAGCAGGATTCAGCCAACGCTATCCACAACCAGAACATAGATGCCGTAAATTCCGTGATACAGCCGGAATACGAGGTGCTAGAGGATAACCTGACCGACGGCAGGATGAAGCCCAGTGGGCCTGGGGTAAAGCACTACGTCAGTGAATTGGGCACCATCAAGGCGGTGGATAAGAACTTCCAGGGTATCCCTATGGGGTTCGCCTCTCTGGAGGCCGCTATAGGCAGGCACGAACGGGCCACAGGGGCTATAAACACCGGCCCTCAGAAAGACGAGACGGCTACCAGAACCGCTCGCAATACCAGTGTAATCGCCGGGAAGAACGGCTCTCATGTAGAGGATTTCGAGTCCGAACTTGTTAACGAGTCTCTGGATACGTTCATGGAGCTTAACGCTCAGTACATAGAAGAGGACCAGATTTTCAATGTCCTACAGGACAAGAGGGTTGTAGAGATAAAAGTGCCCCCGCAGGCCATCAGGCAGGGCTGGCTCGTACATGCAGGAGGGTCCAAGCATCTAGCCGACAGGGAACAGCGCATACAGGACTTGATGATGGCTACACAGTTGTCCGATCAGAGGTTGGCTCAAGGAGTGCCCTCGCCTATCCGCGACGACAAGTTGTGGTCGAAGTTGATGAAGGAAATTCTTGGTGAGTCTGACGACATCATCAAACCAGAGGACGAGTACCAGCAGGAGTTGGCCGCGTTCAAGCAACAGCAAGCTGAACAGGCCAAACTCGAGCAGATGGAGGTAGCAGCCAATGTCCGAAATTCAGAGAGAGATGGAAGCGATGAGGGCGTTCAAGGCTCAGGGCCTCCTAGATCCGGTACTTGACTACCTCGATAGAGAGATCAAACGGCTTATGAAGCCGATTGAGCCCCAAGGGGCAGAGTGGCCTTATTTGAGGGCACGTCAAGATGGAGGAGTTGCTATAGCCGAAAAGCTGAAGCAACACCTGATAACAAGATCGAAACCCGCGCCTGACGAGGCGGAAAACACGGAGGACTGAAATGGGTGACTACGACGACGTGATCGAAATGGGCGAAGCTGTTAAACAGCTTGGCGACGAACCGCCTGTAATCGAGGACCCGCCTGCTCCTGCGGAGGAACCCCCCCCAGCAGAAGAGAAGGCAGCGCCCCCGCCACAGGAAGATGAGTCCGGTGGATTAGGTGATCCACTTGAGGAACAGAGCGACAACCAACTGGACATCGACAAACTGCTGGGTCTTGACAAGGCTCAACAGGGCGAAGAACAGCCCGAGCAGGATCCTCCAGTAGAAGAAGCTCCCCCTCAAGAGGCCCCGCCCCCCGGAAGCCTCGAAGAACGGTTTGCCGAACTGACCGGTCAGGTGAAGATGCTCAAGGAGGACAACGCCCGTCTAGCGACGCACAAACTCCAGGAGCCACCGACACCCCCGGCAGAAGTGCCGCCTGCGCCTGAACTCGAGCAAGAGATGGTTGACTACCTCAATCCCTACATCGACGCCGCTGTAGAGAAAAGGGTAGGAGAGCGTCTTGGGAAAGTCGAGAAGGCTATCGAGCCTGTTGTCGAACAGAGTCACAATGATCGGCTTGCAGGTGTCATAGGTCAGCATGTCGAGGGATTCAAGCCCTCGGATATGACCACCCTTTACAAGGAACTTGACAGCGGCAAGTTGTCCGAACAGGACGAGGCCCTTTATAGGGATGGTGTGTCGGGAGCGATTCTCCTGGCCAGGGAACTCCAGGGTCGCGGTGCGCTCGGTGGAGTCAAAAAAACAACTAAGCGGGCGAGCCCTCTCGCTGCTCGTCATCATTCTGAGACTTCCGGGTTTACTCCGGCCAGCCAGGATGATATGAGCGAGGAAGAGAAGGTGCGCCGGCTGATGGCCGTCGATCCTGCCGCTATACGCGACATGGTAGACGGTCTCGAATAGAACTCAAACACCTCAAGGAGGTGAGTGATGGCTTTTCAGACCTTAGCACAATACCGTGCGACGAGTGAGGCTTCCCCTACGATGCCTTATATCACTCGCGCATGGTACAACAAGGTTTTCTTGAGCATCGCGGAGCCTGCGCTGGTCCACGACCAGTTCGGGATGCCCACGACCCTGCCCAAGAAAACAGGCGAGCAAGTTGTCTGGCGGCGCTGGAATAAGCTCGCAGTCAACACAGTTCCGTTGGCAGACGGTATCACTCCGACCGGTAAGAACCTTGTCTATGAGAACGTCATCGGCACGGTCTACTGGTACGGCGACTGGGTGGGAATTACCGACGTGGTGGATTTCATGCATGTGGACAACGTGCTGACTATCGCCACCAAGCGGTTGGCTCTCCAGGCAGCCGAAACGGCCGATACCCTGACCAGGGACATCATCAACGCTGGAACCGGGTTCCTGCGCTGTTTGACCACCAGCGCCAGCGGCGTTGGGGCCCGTGTCACCGTGGCTGTCGAAATCACCGCTCACGCGCTGAAGACGGCAATCACGGAACTCGAAGGAA